GGCTAAGGTGATGCCCTGAATCAGCTGATAGCTGGATTCGTCTTTTCCTCCGAAAATATAAAAGTGGTTGCTTTTATTTCCACGGGAAACAGTAAGCACATGATTCGCAAAGTGAATTTTGAATTGTTGCTGTAGATAGCGAATTCCCATTAGTGGGCGGATAATGTTGCGTTCTGCCGAAACGACGGTTTTGCCGCAGATTCCAAAATTCTGTCCGTTAAAGCTGCCCATTGCCCAAAGGACAAATGATAAAGACATTACGCAGGTCTTGCCGGCACGAACAGCGCCATCACAAATAAGCGCAGAATATTCAGAGTAAGGGAAAGTGAGAATTTGCTTTTGTTTTTCAGAAAAACTCATTTTTTCTCGAACTCCTCCTTCAGTGATTTTGTAATTGGATCATCTTCGACGGCAACGGCAGACTGCTGTGTTTCTGGATGTTCAGACCAGCCCTTAAAATTGTTTGCAAGGCTGAACTTTGCACCATTGCTTCCGTCTTTATCATAGAGCCTTGCTTCCGCGTATTCTTCGCATCTGGACTTTGCGCGCGTAAGCGTGTCATTAAATGCTTTACTCCTTGCCTGGTAATTAAGAAGCGCCTGCCTGGAATTGAATCCTAAGGCAAGCGCTAAGCCTGTTACAGTGGGGGGCTTTCTGTTTAAAATGATAGGATAGCCGAATTTATTAAGAACGGGATTCCCTGTTTTTAAGTCAATCAGAGGGGCACCTTGGCATTCCTTAAAATACTGATCAATCGCTTCCTGCATTTCATCAGAATTTTTATACTTTCTAGGACGTCCAACAGATTTCATTCAGGACCACCACCCGGAGGGCGCTGACCAATGAGCATCAAGTCAGTAGCCCATTGTGCCCTTAAACGTCTGAGATCAGCTTCCTGTTGAATAGAACGATGAGGAAGGCACTCAAGATTGCGTATCTGTTTATCTAGGTCGATCCGGTGATGCGGATCCAGCGGGCAATAGGGGAGGGCACACGCTGGACGCCCGGTCTTTATAGTGTTATTCTGCGGACAATGGTCACATGGCAGCATGGTGCCACCTCCTTAAAAATGAGCATAAAAATAGCCCCGACTTTTCAGCCAGAGCCTTGAAAAATATTTCAGAAGTAATTATTTTCAGCTTAAAGCCATTGCTTTGGGGATTCATCATGATTGGCCATATGCGTATTGGCTTTACAGTACTCTGCACATCCAATGCTATGAGAGCATTTGAAGTCTTCCCAAGTGGCAAGCACTTTTCCGTTTGTGCCATTGGCTTCCGTTGTAATCTTCGTTATATACACGTCGACGCCTTTTGGCAAACATCGTGCTGGAATAATTTTTTTATTATTCATTGTTGTTCTTCCCCTTCATTTCTTTCAATGTACGAAATTTCATCAATGTGTTCTGTTAAATTTACATAGCAATCTGCTTTTTTTGCGAGCTCTGTAGAAACGTTATCCCAAAACACTACTTTTGCCTTGCATTTCTCATCATGTATATTTTTTATGTATGGGACGTAATCTGCATCTCCCAATACTAAAATAAGCACATCGCCAGGCTTTGTCTCTTTGTATAATGTTTTATCTATTAGTGCACCTATTCCTGTATCGACTTTTTTTTCTTTATTTGAAGCGTTTCTGGGAATAGGAATCACTTTGAATCCCGCATATTCCATTGATTGCCAAAGAGAATCTTTATCAGTCGGCTTTGAACCAAATATAAATGCTTTTTTTATTTTTTTGGAATCCCCATCTGATGCAAAATCAAGTAACCTACCAAAATCTATTTTCCAACTATTGTCACATATTTTATTTTCATGGGCCATAATAGTATCCAAGGCCCATCCATTTTTTACAGATGAAGCGTACTTACCTTCAATCCATACATTTGAATTATCAACGAACACATAGTAACTCATAGAAAAATCCCCTTTTTCTTTTCATAATATTTCCAATTATTGAAAAAGTAAAGAGAAGTTCTATATTTCCACATAATGCAACAAAAATGATTGCAGAATTTGTAAAGTAAAAGCACCTAGCTTATTTACCAGGTGCTTTAGGGGGTAGGAAAAAGACTATTTGTCTTGTAATCGGTTTATAGCTGTTTGATAATACTGCCGGTCAAATTCCCAGCATACATAATTTCGCTGGGATTGTTTGCATGCGACCGCCGTGGTTCCGCTGCCGCAGCAGCTGTCCAGCACTAAATCTCCTGGGTTCGTGTAAGTTCTAATCAGGTAGTCAAATAGAGCTACCGGCTTTTGAGTTGGATGTAGGCCACGCTCACATTTGATTTCCAATAGCTGACGCGGATAATGTACGAAGCAGGTTTCTGTGTCATGGGATAGGCTGTTGTCCATACGATAAACAGAGTCTCCATGGGCAGGAACCTTTTTGCCGTTTCTTTTGATTGGCTTGTCCAAAATGATTAGTCCCTGTGGATTGTAAGTGGGGAGGTGCTTGTAAAATACACACACTTCCTCAATACACCGCAGGGGCATTTTTTTCGCGTTGGCGAATCCGGTTGGTTGATTTTTGTACCAGTACCAGCAATACCGGAAAAGTTTTGGTTGACTGCTGATAAGCTGCGTGGTGAAAGGCTGGCATCCGGTTAAACAAATTGCACCGTGATCTTTGATGACTCTGAGATATTGTTCCCATAACTGATCAAACGGTAAAAGGCTGTCCCAACGGCACCCCGTGATTCCATATGGGAGATCGGTGAGGATCATGTCTACACTGTGATCGGGCAGCCGGTGCATTCCGGCAATGCAGTCTTCGTTAAAAATATGATTGATATAGTTTTCCATGTGTAATCTCCTTTTTGTCAGAGACCCGCATGGCCTGCACTAAAAACGGTATAGAAAAAGGAGCTTCTTTTAAAAGCCCCTCTCTGCGAAATTCCGTAATTATATGTTAGCACACATTGATGCCGGAGTATTCCGTATTTTCCAGTAGAAAGCAGTAGAAACCGGGTGTTATTTTTCAATAGGCTGTCCAATTAAAGACTTCTTGCGGAGAAAGGTCCGAAAGTTCTTTTAGTAATCCATACACTTTTTTGCGCGTCCAATCTTCGTCATAATGCATATCGGCTGCAATTTGTTTCCATGCAGGTCTCCGGCCGTCCCATTCTTTTCTTAAAGTTGGATCTTTAGGGCCTAAATAAGTCAGCTCTAAGATGCGTCTTTCCGTTAATCCCAATGTTCCTAATGCTACTCGGCACCAGTCTTGCTGTTCCTGCAGGCGAGAGATGCGCTTTTGACAGGATTCAATCTGCCGATCAAAATAGACAGTATTATCTCGCATGGCTGCATTTGCAGTCTGATCGCTGGTGCTGCCTTTTCCGGTCGGCAGCCCAGAGAGGATAGGGGAGGAAAGAGAAAACTTTCCGCGCTCTTCCTGACAGTGCCGGATCGTAGCCAATTCTTCATCAATCATTTGAGGAATGTCGTAATATTTCTGCAAAAGTTTCTTGATCTGATCTGGCGTCATTGGTTCCATTCAAAACATTCCTCCTAATTTTATATGGTATAATAAATAAAATACAACAGATTAAGGTGTGAAAATATGAACACAATCCAAAATAAGTTTTCAAATTTACAAATAGCAAAGAAAGAAGATATTGAGCATATCAAATACTTCGTTAAATTTTATGATAGCAAGCTATGGTGTGACCGTCTTATAGATGGGGAATTATTTATGCAAGCTGCAGAACATCACTGGCATACAGAGCAAACTTTGAAAAAAAAATATCAGACAGATGGAAACGATACTCGCGTCTTTAATTGCATGGGTGTAAATTCTAACCGTCCAATTTATTGTATGTACATTGTATATGACACAGATATAGTCAGAAATCATATAACATTCTCTGATCAGTTATTAATGGATTTCTGTGGGCAAGACAATGATATTACAAAAATCAGTGCTATTATAATTCAAGCACCACAATTTCTAGAAAAAATTAATGATGCGTTATTAAAACAAAATTTGTTTGCCTATTCTGGCGTTGTAAAATATGATAAGTGTAAAGCACGAGATGAATGGCTACTTGAACATAATTTATACAATGCTGTTTGCTTATTTAAATATCCAATATTTCAACATCAAAAGGAATTTCGTGTTCAAATGCGACTTAAATGTGATCTAGTAAATTGTGAAATTAAAGGAGAAAGTTTTGAAAACGATTCTGAAATTCCAAAGGAATATGCCCCATACAAGCTGCAAATTGGATCTATCGCAGGTATATCCAACCAATTTACATATAATGATTTAATTCGAAGTGGTCATAATTATATTCTTGCTTTGTAAATTGCAATTGTGGAAATATGTTTTATAAATTCGAAATCCAAACTTCTACAATTTCCGGGCCGTCTATGTACTGCCCATTTTTCATTGAAAGAATAATAGGCCCTTTAAAAATTTGTTAATCTACAATAATTTCTCGGAAAGCCCATCCATTTGGGCGGCAGTATTTTTCGATGAATAACCTTCGGCGGTATATGTAATCTCTTTGGAGCTTTCGTATAGCCTTTGATTTTGTTTCTATGGCTTCTATGTTCCCATTGCGGTAAGTTATGAGAAAGTCGGGAGTGTAACGCGCTGAGGGCAATTTTAGGCCGCAGTACTCGCTTTTAGGAAGTAACTCAAAACTTTTGTGTAACTCTATGTCAATGATCTGTCCGCTTAGAATTTTCGGGAGTATGTCAGTTATGTAAAAGTTGCGTTCCAACTGACTGTCAAATTCATCTGATCGTTTCGGTTTGCAGTGCTCTTTTTGCTGATTTTGCCTCTGCCGTTCTTTTATTTGCCGTTCCAGTTCGGCACGGACAGCCGGACCAAGTTGACTTAAGTCGTCAATTCTCATGGAAAAACGTTTCTCCCGTTTTGCATTTCTTTTTTGCGCCGAAGAAGTTCGGCCTGAATAATTTCAATTTCTGAATTTGCAGCGGATACCGATTCCTTTTTTCCAAGTTGCCGGTTAAAATTGAGCGTTTCTTTGAGACTATCGATTCGCCGCTGAAGTCTTTCAACAGGGAGTGTGTGGTAATCAAGACTCATTTTTCATAACCTCCAATTTTGGCAGTATGTATTTTTCAAAATCCAGCCGTTCGCTGTCAGAGAGGGGACACCAGTCTGCAATTCTCTTCCAGTGTTTGTAGCGCTTATACAGCGGCAGAACAGCCGGGTGATTAATATTAATTCGAAACCCATATGGGTTATGTTCCAGGAGTAGTCCGGTTTCTGCTGGATCGTTATTATAAATCATGGGTCATTTCCTTCATACTGTTTTTAAGATATTCGTCCCAATCATTTGTTATTCCGTTTTGGGGCTGAGGGATTTCCTTTTTATCCTGTGACCTGGAAAGCCATGAATTAATAAATTTTTTGATCCCGCTTTTCGTCTTTCTGCGGCTTGGGTTAGTATCACACCAGCCTTTCATTTTCCGGAATTCCTGTTCGATATCGACTGCAGGATATAACGTTCTCCATTCCTCGATCTGGCGTTCCGTAACCTGATATTCGGAATTATCACGAAGAATAAGAGAGATGAATGGAGGAGAGGCGGGTGAAACCGCTTTTGCGGTTGAACCTGTCTGTTCTATACTCTTCTCTCCTTTACTCTCCTTTCCTTTACTTTGGGAATTAATTTGCAAATTAACGGCATTATTTTCTAAATTAACGGTGGTTTTCTCTAAATTAACGGTTTTAAAGGTAACCTTATTAAGAATGCTGGTTGGAACGTCTTTTTTATCAGATGAGTCCAGCAACCAGTATTCTTTTATGATCTGTATTTCTTCACGGGTAGATACTGCACGTATGTACCTGCGCTGGATACCCGCCGATGTCAAAATGCCGAACATCTGAAAAACCCCATTATTGAAAATGGAACGTCGCAGACACCCTTGCACC